ATCATATAATATTTATTCAATGAAAAATATTATAGATAAAATTATTGAAAATATTCATAATAATATAGAATTAAATAATATTTTAGTTTATTGTATTAATGGTTTAGTTATATCACCATTGATATGTTCTTTATATATGATAAAATATGGTAAATTAAATAAATATGATATACCAGCGATATTAAAATCAAAAAATGATCAAGTATTAATAAATATAGACGAATATGATATTTTATTAAGTTAATATGATTAAAATATAATAATATAATAATATATATATATAATGTCTAAAATAGAACTTATAAATCGAGGCGATTTAGATGTATATTTAACAGGGAATCCGTCTATCACATTTTTCAAAAGCGTCTTCCGAAAACACACTAACTTTTCTATGGAAGATATGATTATAGGACAAATACAAACACCAAAAACTTCTGGAAAATATTCTGTAAAAATACCTACAGCTACAGGAGATTTATTATATAAAACTAATTTAATTTTAAAAGGGAATAAAATTTTTTGTGGAAATGGGGTTGCTAATATTTCTACAGCTGTCATAGATAATATAATATTATCTATCGGAAGTAGAGAAATAGATAAAACATATGGACACTATTTAGAAGTATATCATGAATTAAATCAAGAAAATCCAAATCACACTATAACTAATATGGCAAGAATAGAAGATTCTTCATTATATCATATTGGTCATATTGCTGATGCGGCAGTTTTATCAGCGATGCACAGTAATGCTTCATACAGTTATTTAGATAATAGTTTATGTAAACCTACCAATATTATGGGATATGGTTTAGGATATCCGCCTACTCAGTTTCAAAGACTATCAAAATGCGGTGGAGTATATTGTAGTCCATCATATTTACAAAAGTATAATGAAAAGGAATATTCAGCCAGTTATGTAGCAAGTGTAAATACAAGACCACCTGAAAGTGTATACATGTCGACTGGGGACAGGGACTACCTACAGCTGTATGACGACAGCATTGGGGGATTTGGTAATGCGTGGTGTCGTTCGACACCTCTCACGACAACGGCACAAATAGCAGATTCAATACTAAAAGGTGATATATTAGGTGATTGTATATTACCATTGAATTTTTGGTATTGCAGAGCTCCAGGATTGGCTATCCCATTAATTGCTTTGAATCCAGGTACAGATGTTGAATTATATATACAATTTGCTAATTCAACAGATGCTGACTGGACCGATAAAAATGCTGACGTCAAAAATACAACTATATCATATGAAAATGACTTACATACTAAATTTCATAATGATATGCAAAATAAATATCTGATAACAAATAGTGATACAGGTTTAAAAGCAATTTATGATAGTAGTGCTGATAATATATTTAATTTTAATATAGATATATCAGTCGTTTATATATTTTTAGATAATATGGAAAGAGATAGATTTAGAACCAGTTCACATGAATATTTAATAGAACAATTACAATATTTTAGTCATAGTTCTGGTAATACAGGGACTAAATCAACAAATATAAATGTGGATATATCTTCATTTCATCATCCAGTGAAAGAGATCATCTGGACCGGTAAACCATACAAAAAAAGTAATATAGAATACCTCGATACAACTACGACTGCCAACGCAGACAAAACTAAAAAATTAAATGATGGAAGATTTGCTCATAGTTCTGGTATAAGGTTTGTATGGGGTAAAACAGGGAATAATTCAGATGATAATGTTTTATATGGTGGAGGATTGAATAGTGGGGATGATAGTGTGGATGGCAACATTGGTTTCGGAGCAACGTTAACAGCGGAGACCAATACATTCACAAAAAGAGATGGTAAATTCGTCCACGGTTTACTTGGACCATCTACACCTGATTGTTTAAATTATTGTTCATATAAAATACAATTAAATAATACAGATAGATGCCAATGGAAACCCTTACAATATTTTACGAGAGAAAATATTCATAAATATCATAAAGGTGGATGTATATCAGTTCCAGATTCTATAGCTGTATTTAGTTTTGCACTTGATCCCACAAAAATTGAACCAACCGGAACTTGTAATTTTAGTAATATTGATTCTATTCGGATATTAAGAAACCAAGAGGAGGGTTACTTAAAAGATTTAAATGTATATGCTATAAATTATAATATATTAAAATTCGTGGGAGGTCAAGCAGGTTTAACATATGTATTATAAAATATTTTAATATTATATATATAAAATATGACAGGTGGTGCCATAAGTATATTAAATTCAAATGATAATGTTATTTTTCATATGAATCCACAAATTACACACTTTAAATCAGTATATAGAAAAGCTACTAAATTTGTCAAAACATTTGATACCCGACCCCTTAAGCCGCTTCACGGTGATAAAGGATCCTCTACTATTACCGATGATATAAATATAGGCGGTGATTTATTGGCAGATATTTCATTGAATATAAAAACTACTGGGGCCTCCATTGATCAAAGTACTGATAATAAAATCGTCGCTAATATAACTACCTCATTAATTAATAGAATAATTTTTAAAATATCAGATTATACAGAAGTATTACATGGTAAATATATAAATATGAATGCCATGCTTAATAATCCTGTCTCTATTAATGCATTATATAGTATATCAAGTGGAAGATTAGTTTGTGAAAATGGTAATAAATTTCAAAGAATGGCATTATGTGGTGGGGTATTTAATAACTTATCCTCAGGCGTAGTGAATACTATAGACGCTATATTACCAATACCATTTTCATTCACTAAAGAATCTGGATTGGCACTTCCAGTTTTTTTAGTAAATAATAAACATTTAAGTATTGATATAATTACAGATTCCGAAAATGGTGGAGCATATGATTTGTTGATAAAGGATCCCGCTTCTACTAATATAAATATTATTTTAACATATTATAATATATCGGATGAAGAAAAAATTAGATTTAGATCATCTAAACAACAATATTTGGTTGAGTATGTCCATCATATTTCCCATAAATTATCTATAAAAAGTATAGATATAAGAAGTAAATTACCTAATGTATCAATGAAATATATGTTTTTAATCAATGAACCAGAAGATAGTTCAAATATTTTTAATGGTTTTAAATATAAATTAGATATAGGGGGTGTCCCGTTTTCTAGCGATTACATACCTCATAGTCTTCTATCAAAAAAACATATAAAAGATTTTTTCAAAGGTTGTATATATTCTTTAAATGAAGCTGGATCACGCACAATCATAAATAGTAATGTTGCTTTCATACCATTTTCATTGGAAAATTCAGTAGGACCATCAGGAACATTAAATACCATAAATAAAATAAATTTAAATTATACTTATGGCGATGAAAATATTCCCGCTAGTAATGATAAATTAATAATATATATAGTATATTATAATATATTGGAAATATTTAATAATAATTTTAGGACACTATATACTTATAATAATAATGATAGTTAATTATGGTTAAATTAATATTTTTTTATATGATATTATTATATAATATGGTACAATTAGGAACTTTAGCACTAATAGCCAATACAGGAGCTATTGAAAGAGATTATTTTATTGGTCACCCTGATATCACCTATTTTAAATCCGTATATAGAAGACATACTAACTTCTCTAAATATACAAATATAATAAAGTCAGGAGAAAATTCCTTTGGCGCAGATGTCCAATTTAAATTATCAACGGGTGCGGCAGACTTATTATCCAAAGTTTATTTACAACATAAAATAAAAAATATAAGGCGGGCTAAAAACACGGTCGCACCTGTGTTGCCAACTGTGTCCGCAAGTTTAACGATATGTGCTAATTTGGGTACTAATATTTTAAAAAACGATGACGCATCATTAGAACTGACCATTGGTGGTAATACTATCTTTAAAAATAGTAGCCTATATTTAGAAACTAAAAATCAGTTATTAAATGAAATTGTTCCTTCATATCACACTCCACTGGCTGGAACACCAGGATTTGTAGTAGCACCTATACTTTCAACAATAACACAAAATTCCGTTAATTATATTACTTGCAACACGGGTTCTTCATTCAATCATCAAAGTTTTTGTGGTGGTGTTGGTGGACTTATTATACCATCTGCCAACTACCCCGACGGTGATCAAACAGAGGAAGAAACCTTATATGAAACAGAATATTTCTATACAATACCCGATTTTAGTTTTAATTATAATTATGGATTATCAATACCATTGTTGAGCTTAAATAATACAGATGTAATATTAAACGCAAGATATAATGAATATGGAAAATGTATTATAAATGGGGATGGAACAGATCTGGAGATGCCAACCCCCACCCTTGATTCAAAATGTATAGCTGAATATATACATTTAGATGTAACAGAAAAAGCTAGATTTTTAAGTAATTCTCATGAATATATCATTGAAAATGTACATACTATAAATGGTAATGTCGCGGATACGCAGTCCATCGCAAGTGCCAGATCATTAATTAAATATATTTTGATCGTTGGTAGTGATGGGGGGGATATTACTACTACTAAATTTAGTACAAAAGGAATATCAACTCCTACAGAACTTAATTTTACATCTTTAAATATTCGTTTTCAAAATTATGAATTATATAACCAAGAACAAACCAAAGAATTATTAACTAGAAAGAATATATATGATTATTTTGTAGGAGCTGGTAGAGATGTAAGGGGATCAGATGGGGCTAATGCGCCCAAACTGACGCCCATCAATAAAAATTTTCACCATATAGATTCTATAGGTGTAATCCCATTTTGCTTAGATCCTATTAACTATACACAACCTACTGGATGTGTGGATAATACGCAAATGACATCATCCGATATAATTATTACTGGTAATAGTACAAATGTTACTTATTTTTTAGTGGGATATAATATATTGAAAATTAGTCAAGGACAAGCACATCTTCTATATTAAATATATTTATTAATTAATTTATCCATAAAGAAAAATATTATAGTCGCTATAAATCCCTTCAATACTATAAATATGTTATTATTTTCTATTGATAAAGAATTACAAATAAAACTATTTATCTGAGTTATATTTAATAATATAAATATGATAAAGAATATTAGAGAAGATTTAAATTCATTAAATAATTTATTTCTATTAGTATTTTCTGAATCTGCTTTTTCCAATAAATTTTCTTGTTCAGCTTTTAACTTATTTTGTTCAAATATTCTTCGTTGTTCCATCATTTTTTGATTTTCCATTTGCCGTTGCTTTTGTATCATCAATTGTTTTTCATACATTTCTTGTTGTTGTCTTTGTTGGTGTTGGTGTTCTAACATTTTTTGCTGCTCCATCATTTGATTATCTTGTTGTGATTTAATTTGTGTTTCCTTATCTTGATTTATTTCATTCAAAATACTATTAACAACACTATCATCATCAGAACTACTTGCACTATTTCTCATTAATTCTTCAATAGAAGTTCCACCGCGATTATTTTCCATTTATATAAAAATCTATTTTTTAATTTTAAATTATAAACTTACTATAATAATATCATCCGACAAACCATTATATAAATAATTAGCCATCATAAGTCCTGCTATCATTGATATTATATATTTTAAATATTCTTGCATATATTATATTATATTATATTATATTATATTTTTATTATAACATCATTTTCTATAGATTCTGTAAAAATATATCTGAAAAATATTACTAAAGAAAACGTAACCAATAATACTTTGGTATCTAATATATTACTTAAATCTAATTTCATATATATACTATATAATATAAAAATAATGTCTGCCGATATGGATAATGTTTTAGATTTATTCGGATACAGTGATTTAAATGATAATGATGAAGATATCCCTAAAAATGAAAATTATTATGTCGCAGAGACTCTAAAATTAATAAAAGAAACGAATGATTTTTCTTTATATATATATGTCATGATCAAAACTCTTCTCAGAAAAAAAGAAATATTGAATGAAATACAAATTAAAGAAATCGCACAAATTCTTAATATAAAACCCATAGTTAAAGAAAAAATTGTTACAAAAGAAAAAATAGTTTATAAAGAAAGAAAGAATAAAGTTTATGAAGGTGATGATTACTGATCACATATTATCATAATAAGTTATAAGTTTATCTGATTTAATATAACGAGTACCTTGTAGATTATATTTATCTGAATAGCACATACAATCTTTAAAGTTTTTAAAAGTCCCACTATATATGGGGTCTTTAGATAATTCTACTACATTTCTATTACCCTGTCCGACATTTTCAGACCATTGTGGTAATCTATGAGTTATATTATAGACATTTAATATCTCAAAAATTTCTATTCTGCCAGGTGTTTTTGAACCTGGACGAATAGTTACACAATTTTCAACGTAACTAAATAAATCACCTTTGACTGCTTTATTATCTTTAGAATCATCCCAACAATGCATTAAACCATTTATTCTTCTATTTATTTGATCATTATAATCCCTATTACTTGCTGTTTTTTCACCTTTTGCTATGGGTGTTAATACCATATTTTTATCATAAAACATACCAATTATTTATTTATTTATTTTATCTTTCTCTTTCTAATATTTTATTAATAGTTGATTATTTTATAAAATTTCAAATTTTTTATTATTATTACAATAAACAATCTGATTCCCAAACTTCTAGACTTTTATCTTTTTCTTTCTTTTTATAATTTCTTTTTTTATATTCTTCCTTATCTTCATTTTCATTATAGTATAGTTCATATCCTTTTTTCTTATACAATGGCAATCTTTTTTCAGATTGTTTAGCGAAACAAGCAATATTTACATCTATAAAATCACATATTAATTTATGATGTTCACCTTGAGCCCGGAAGATCCTTCCTATACTCTGTTCTACTGCACTGATAGGCGATCCGAGTATCACTGTATCTAGCGATTTTATATCTGCTCCCTCAGAAAAGAATGAATATGTTCCCAATATACATCTTAAATTCTCTGTTTCTTTTAAAGATACGGGATGTATTCCTCCTATATATAATCCTGCTACAATCCCATCATAATGTTCATTTATTTCTTCCATCATCCTTATCAAGTGATCTCTTCTTTCTGATAGAATTAATATAGTTCTCCCTTCATCATAATATTTATATAAATATTTCAATATCATATCAGTTCTTGGTTTATATTCAGTGATATTATTCACCATACGAGGCCGACATATATTTCCATTAAATATAGTTTCGACCTTGGAATATTTCGGATTATTCGATTCATATTGTATCAATCGGCATTCAACTTTGTCCTTATTTTTTTCATCTGCTTGTTTATAAACGACATCACCTAAATAATAATGAAATACATGATGTGTATTATCATTTCTCTTAATTGTGGCTGATAAACCTAACAGATATTTAGGACTAATCTTTCTCATCGCCTTTGAAAAGACTTCCGCGCTCAGGTGATGGGCTTCATCCCATATACTAAATCCGAAACTTTCAAATAAATTATCTTCATATTCTTTCATTGAAATAGATTGTAACATGGCAATGACAATATCTTTATTATCAATATCTATCGTAGATGCTTGTATATATCCTATTCGTGTTCCCGGTAGAAATTGTCTAATCCTTTCTGCCCACTGATCCATCAAGAAAGTTTTGTGTACGATTACTATAGTCTTTTTCTTTAAAATAGATGCTATATGTAATGCTAATACTGTTTTACCACCACCGCATCTGATAGAAATCATGCCAGCACCCTTTTCTTCTGATGCTTTGAGATATGCTTCAACTATTGGTTTTTGCTCATCTCTCAAAGATCCATTGAAATTTAAATCAGCGTTATCACCATCGGGTAATTTACATGATTTTGGTAACCCATAATTAGATATTCCATAAAATCTCGGCACATATAATGCTTTAGGTGATTCTAATAATATATTAAATTTCTTATCCGTATTCTGTTTATTATTTACAGGATCATATATAAACGGAATAATCATTAAATCTTTTTTTATTTTTTCAATTTGTTTTAAATTTAAATCTTTTTTCTTAATCTTATAGCCATATGATGAAATACTCGTTTCCATAATATATATTTATATGGTTTTATATTTAAATATCAAATTTAATATTTTTGGAATTTATGATTTTTCTTCATATGTTTATCATATTGTTTTTTTGTATAAAAATATCTCTTACAGTCAAAACAATAAAAAATATGTATTGGCTTACTTAAATCATCATCTTTAGTTTTTTTAATACAATTTAAATATTTTTTTAAACAATTTAACATTTTTCTATATTAATACTATTTAAAAATATATTAAGAATATATAAATAATGCCCCAAATACAAAAATCACATATATTATATCAATACTTGAAGGAATATAAAGACGCAACTGATAAATATGGGAAATCAATTGTTCTCATGCAAATCGGCGGATTCTCAGAAATATATTCTTCTTTAACCGATGAAGGTCCCAATATGACTGATATTTCGGCTGTTACCAATTGCTCTATAGCTATGAAGAATAAGAATACCGAAAACGCTCACTACATGATAGGGTGGCCTAAAATCGCAGATCCTAAATATGTTCCTATACTTATTAATGATGGTTATCATGTTATTATTATAGAACAACAAGAAGGGTCTAGCACTCACATCGTAAGAGAAATTACTAATGTAATTTCAGCAGGAACAGCCATGGAATACAATACAAATGAAAATAATTATTTAATGAGTATTCATATAGAAAATTATAAAAATAATAATAAATTTTATCACGGTTGTGGTGTATCAATTATTGATGTCGCAACTGGAAGAAATTATACTACACATATATTAGATGATATGTATAATAATCGATCATACGAAGCTAAGATAATACATTTAATGAATATTTATTCGCCTAGCGAAGTAATTATTCATAATGTAGATACTAGTTTCAGTAAAGATGATTATATTCACATCTTTAATATACCACACGAATCCGTCATTGTTAATTTTTTTGCGAGCAAATTATCCAAATTTAGTAAGTTACCATTTCAAAATGAATTCTTAAATAAGATT